AATTTTTCTAATCCTGGAAACCTAAGTGTTCTTTGAATTTTTTGTGATGCACTTTTTAAAAAACTTTTCGCTAAATCTGTAGTGCAATCGGATCGGTTAATTAGATTTTTTACATCATTTTGTAATTCTACATAAGTTGCCATTTAAATTTCCTTTAATGTGTAAGGAAACGCTCACAATCGTGGTTTTTTAACCATTTAATAATATCTTTAACTGGAGCTTTATATACATCTACGCCTTCTCTAAGCATTTGATCAACTACTGCAACTGGTATAGATGCAAGTTTCATCATATCTTTGGAGTCAGTCCAACCACCTTGTTCTCTTTGGTAATCCAAACTTTTTAAAAAATGATCAGGTATTTCTTGGGTTTTTGTTGTATATAATTTATTTCCTTCTTGCACAATGCTGTGCTTAATATCTTTAATATCCATTATTTCTCCTTAAAAAATGGGACGCCTTGTAAGGAGAGCAAAATTAAGACGCCCCATAATAATTTATGCCAAGTCGAAAATATAACCTGACAAGTTATAGTTAGCGTGCTTTAGGCCATATTCAGTTACTAATGCATGAGTATCTGCATCACCTGTTTTAGCAAGCAATTCTCTAGTCATTGGACGTAGTTCTGCAATTTTCCAATCACCTGGATCGTACAAAAATGCAACATCAGTTCTCATGAATCTATTCATAACAACTCTATATTCACCATATGGAGAAATATAAACATCAACTACGTTAACAAGAGTTCTTCCACCGTTAGTAAAATGCTCTTGTCTAGCGTTTCCACTTCCAACTGCTGATCTGGTGTATCCAGCAATAATAGTTGAGTCAGCTGGCTTAATCATTAAAATATTGGCTTCTGCACCATCATCATATAATGCATCACCTAATGCTAATATATTAGCTTCAGATAACGTAGCTGCAGTGCCTGCATCAACAGTATTTGCTATAACAGCATTACCAGCTCCATCATTACCCCAACAGTTAGCAGTAAGTCTTGCAGTAGTAGAGTTACCTGCTGAAGCATTATTTCCTCCGACAGTTCTATTTCCTACTAAATTAAACTCCATATCACGTTTAAATTCTGCTGCTTTTTTCGAAAGTTGATAAGCAGTTTCTTTAGCCCTGCCGTATGCATCAACTGCATCTGAAGTTGCAGATACTTTAATAGTATGAGATTGAATTTGAGTATAATTCTGTCTCATTGTGGTTGGTGTTAACGTAGCATCTGAAAAATCAGCTCCTTCAACTCTTGCATTTTCTGCAGTTGAAGCTAGTGAGTCTTCTTGCCATTGAAACAAAGTATTGCTAACACTTTCTTTTCCAATTGATGATAAGAAAGGTGTTGCAGTTGGTGAAATATTTGAAATGATATCCGAAATATCTTCCTTAATACCTACTTCTTGATAGGTTTGCCATGTAGCCATTAGTTTTATCCTTTTCTAAAAATGACGTTAATTTATTTTTGCCACTTGGATAAAAAAGCATTTGTTGCATCATCAGTAGAACCAGTTTTATGTAATCTTTCCATAGCTTCATTTTGTCTTCTTTTAGCTGTAGTAGGATTACTAGTACCTGATTTTAAAACTCGTTTTTGTTTCCTCACAACTCTTTTTTGTGTGGCAACTTTTTTACCTTGATCATATCTCATAGCTTTAATCATCATTTCTATAGCTGTAGGTTCGACAATAGTGTCTACTACTTCTGCTGTTAAACCTTGATTAATAGCGTATGATCTAACATCATTGTATAAATTTTGAGACCAATCAGGAACTCGTTCTTGGAGTACTTTAATACTCTTTGATGCTTCTTCTTGAAGTCTTTTTTGATATTCATTTTTTACATTCTGAGCATAGTTATATGCTTCTTGTGTAAAAAAATCTAAATCTTCTTTAGCCATTTGAGACTCGCGTCTTAATTGCATAAAGTCATCATCACTCATAGTTTTTGCAGCCACTAGCATGTCGACTTCAGCATATGGCTTATAACGTTCTTGTGCTTTTTCCATAAGCTTTTGTAAGGACGCTTCGTATTGTAATGATTTATCTTCAAGTGCTTTTCTTTGAGTAGCAACTTCTTGTGATTTAATTGTTAGAGATTTTTCTTGACCGTGCAGTCGTTTTAGATCTTTAACAGATACTTCTAACTCATCATTACCTACTTTAACTTTTGTAATCATATTATCTTCAGCAATAATAGCTTTAGGTGTTTCCTCGTCGACAATAGTTTCATTGCCGTCTTCGTCAACTTCAACAGTTACATATTCGTATTGATCTGAGTCTTCTTCTTGAAGGTCTGTTTTTTCTTCTTTAACTTCTTCTTGATCAGGCGCTTCTTCTGCTGCTCTAACTTCATCAACAGGTTTAGCGTCGTCTTTAGTCTCGTTTTCTTCTGGCTTTTCAGCGGATTTCCACTGAGACATAAAGGCATTTGTTGCTTCTTCTGATGAACCAAAAGAAGCGTCAAAAGGTGATTTTTCAGTAGACGCGTTTGTAGTCTCTGACATTTCTATTCCTCATTCTTTTTTAAAATTTGATTTTTCATTAGTACTTGTTGATTTAAAGTATTAATGACTTCTTGTATTGATCGTGCACTATAATAAGCAATGTTTCGCTCATCATTTTGTGATGGATCTGTGTTAAAAAATACTTGGACATATTGATCCAATAATGCTTTAACAACTTTATTAAAGTTTTCGTTTTTTAAGAGTATTTCAGCATCTTGGCCTTGACTGACCAATTGATCTTCATTTGTACTCATTTAGCTCTCCTTATGTTTTTAGGAATTAGGACTTACAATACCTGTAGTCTGTTCCTTAGGTTGTGATTTAAGTATCTTTAACTCTTCATAAGCAACATCTGCTTTAGTTTCTGAGTCAAAATCTCTTCTATCAGCTTCGATATTCATATTAGCTATTTCAGCTTGTGACTTAGCTAATTCTAATTCCATGCGGAATTTAGCTTCTTCAGCATCAAGTGCTAATCTTTGTTCTTGTACAGCTATTTTACGCTCTTCCATTTCTAACTGTTTCATAGCAATTTGTTGTTGCATTTGTTCAGCAGCAGAGGGTTCTGGAGGAGGTACTTTATCTGGTGGTATTAAGTATGTATCAACATCTTTTATACCTTGAGCTAATAAAGATTGACGAACCATATTATATCGTTCTTTCATTCCATAGTTAGCTTGTAAGCCAGGGTCTTGAGTTAACTGTGCATGAATTGCATTATATTTTGATGCTTCTCTTTCAGTTTCTCCATAACCCAATTTGAATGCAACTTGGACATCTTGTCTGTGGTGCCATTGGTTTGGAGTAACTTGAGCATATGCTCCGGCAACATCTATAATTTTTTGGTTATCTTCATGAATTATACAAAGTCTATATATTTCAAGAAATAACGGTTTTAAGAAATTATTTGCGAAGTTTCTTGCAATGATTTTGGAACGTTGTTGTGAAAGATTAACGAGTTGCTCGACCATTCCTTGTGAATTTTGATTAGATATGGCGTCTTTGTTGAGACCTTGCGAGAGCTTTGAAATGCCGCTAGTATTTTCTCCATCTTCTTCCAACTTTTGTACGGTTTGGAA